ACTCAGCTAGTAAATGTGGGTTTGGCATGGGCAGCTCGGCTATGCTTTCGATGTCCCGTTGGGGCGTGAACTTGGGTGTGATTTGTGAGTTGACAAGGCAGTACAGAACGAGTGATATTTGGGGGGGAACACAAGGGGGGGCAAGAGAGATTGAGCATGACTGAGTTGTTGAAGTTGACCGAGAAACAGATGGCTTTGGTGGATACGCTTGTAGCAGAAGGATGTAGCATCACTGAAGCTGCGCGCAAAGCAGGATACTCAGAAGGGAAAAGCGGGAGAGTCACAGCCAGCCGTGCTTTGCGCTTGCCACATGTGCAGTCGTACATGATGACAAGAGTGGGAGAGGTGTTAGGGCTGAACGCTACCACTGCTGCAGCTAAGCTCGTCGGGCTTGCCAAGGGAGCCAAGAGTGAGTACGTGCAGCTAGAAGCGAGCAAGGATATCTTGGACAGAGCTGGCTTCAAGGCTCCCGACAAGCACATGCATCTACATGCTGGGGAAATATCGGTGAAGATTGATCTGTCATAGTGGCAGGGGGGTCGAAAAAGTGCGTTGCGATGTTGCGAAGGGATGGGTTACAAACATTATTGGCAAAAAGGTTCGATGACCAGACACGGCGACATGGCTGCAATCTATTCCCTCTAGTCCTTGCGCCTGTCGCCACCTTGAAAATTTTTTAAGAAGGAAAAGTAAAATGGATATAGTAACCAAGGACATCACTGCAGAGAATACGTTCAGTGACATGATTAATGTTATGGGTAACTTTGATCTGAGCATTGCTGGCACGTTTGTTGCCACAGTTACAGTTCAGCGCAGCTTTGATGCTGGCTCTACTTGGGCTGACGTAGATGACTTTACTGCACCTATTGAGACTGCTGGCTTTGATCCTGTTAGCTGCAACTATCGTGTTGGTGTTAAGACTGGCAACTTTACTAGCGGTACAGTGACTGTTACCATTCGTGAGAATGACATAGGAAGCTAACATGTGTATTTCATCTGGGCCAAGCTATGCTGCTCCTCAAGCAAGGGATACCTCGAAAGAGGAAATCAAGAGCATGTATGAACTCACTCCCGAGCAGATCGAGGAGAACAAACGCCGCCGCCGGATGAGCAGAAAGCCTCGTTCCCTTCTTAATGAAGGTGGTGAAGATGGTCGTGATGGCTTTGGCGGTGGAGGCTCTAGCTCTGGCACTGAGGGGCTTGGCGGTATTGATAATGCAAGCGGTGGGATGGCGCGAGTGTGATGGCTAAGACACCAGCATGGCAACGCAAAGAAGGTCAGAACCCCAAAGGTGGTCTCAACGCTGCAGGACGCGCATCTTACAAAGGCGGCACGCTCAAGCCTCCGGTAAAAGGACAAGCCAAGACTCCCGAACAGAAGAAGCGGCAGGGCAGCTTTCTAGTTCGCATGGGGTCATCAGCGGGGCCGTTAAAGGATGAGAAAGGAAGACCTACTCGTCTCAAGCTTTCGTTTGAGGCTTGGGGTCATCGCGGTGACAAGGCAAGCGCAGTAGCAAAAGGGCGGCGGTTGCTTGCTGCCTATCAACGATCAAAGAAAAAAGGAAGTGCATAATGGCTGATATGGGATTAGGAGAAGGTGGACGCTTCAGGGCAATGGTTGCAAAGCTAAAGAAGCGCGGCGTTAAAGATCCCAAAGCTTTAGCTGCCTTTGTTGGCAGAAAGAAGTATGGCAAAGAGCGTTTTCAAAAGATGGCGGCTGCTGGTCGTAGAAAGAGTTTGATTAAATGAAGTATCAGTTCCGCGATGGAACTCCTTACGAGGGGCCAACAATCAAGATGCCAGATGGTAGAATCCTTTCTGGCGCAACTTATACGCCCGAGTCTAGGCGTGTAATACCAGTGGAGATAGAAGATGGCGGTGAACGCGGCGGGGAACTACACGAAACCCAAGATGAGAAAGAGCCTGTTCAACAGAGTAAAGCGCGAAGCAAAGGGCGGCGCAGCGGGTCAGTGGTCGGCAAGAAAAGCTCAAAGGCTCGCATTACTGTATAAGAAATCTGGTGGAGGTTATACTAGCTAATGGCACTAGCAGCTTCACAGAAATCTCTTAGGGCATGGACTAAGCAGAAGTGGCGCACCAAATCTGGTAAGCCTTCTACTCAAGGGCCACAGGCTACTGGCGAGCGTTATCTCCCTTCCGCTGCAGTAGCCGCCTTGAGCGATTCAGAGTATCGGCGCACCACCAGAGCAAAGAGGGCAGCGATACGAAAAGGGAAACAATTTGCCAAGCAACCGAGGGATGTTGCTAAAAAAGCAGCAAAGTATAGATGAGTTTCTTACACGTTCTAAAGCCTGAGGAGAGGGACATACTCAGGCGTGTAGTTAAAAAAGTTCACCTAGCCTACCATCCAGAAGAGTTTTGCACTGACCGCGAGGCCGATAAGGTTATCGCGGTTATTGCTCCTGAGATTGTTGAGCGCATGATTAAGTTTGGTAAGGAACGCAAAGTTGACCAGCTTTAACTACAAGCCTGATGGTCAAGTCCTTAAAAATTTTATGAAGGACAATACCTTCTTTCGTGGCATCCGTGGACCTGTAGGCTCTGGCAAGTCTGTTGCTTGTTGTGTTGAGGTATTCCGCAGGGCTTTACAGCAAGAGCCAAACAAGGAAGGTGTACGCCGCAGCCGTTGGGCAATCATCCGAAACACTAACCCACAGCTAAGAACTACTACAATCAAGACTTGGCTTGACTGGTTTCCTGAGAATGAGTGGGGCAAGTTTACTTGGTCAGTGCCTTATACGCACAATATCAAGAAGGGGGATCTTGAGTTAGAGGTTATCTTCTTGGCACTTGATAGGCCGGAAGATGTCAAGAAGCTTTTGTCTCTTGAACTTACTGGCATCTGGATTAACGAAGCTAGGGAAATACCCAAGTCAATCATTGATGCGTGTACTATGCGTGTTGGTCGTTTCCCTTCTATGCGAGAAGGTGGCCCTAGCTGGTCTGGCGTTATTGCAGATACCAACGCACCAGAGGAAGATCACTGGTGGCCTATCATGTCTGGTGAAGTGCCTATTCCAGATCACATCCCTCAAGAGCAAGCCAAGATGTTGGTCAAACCAGACAACTGGTCGTTCTATGTACAACCTCAGGGTATGCTTGAAGAGTATGACGAGAAGGGGGAGATCAAAGATTACAAGCCAAACAAGGATGCTGAGAACAGAAGAAATATGCTTGAAAGCTATTATCCGAATCTAATTCGTGGTAAAACTAAAAGCTGGATTGATGTGTATGTAATGAACAGGCTTGGCTCAATCCAAGAAGGAAAGCCTGTTTATCCTATGTTTGCTAGTGAAACTCATATTGCAAAGGAAGAAATTCCTATTGCTATTGGTGTACCGTTATATGTTGGTATTGACTTTGGCCTCACCCCTGCAGCAGTATTTGGACAGAAGGTTAGAGGTAGATGGCTCATACAATCAGAGATTGTCGCTATCGATATGGGCATTGTTAGGTTTGCGGAAGAGTTGCGTAGAGAAATAGCAACACGCTTTGGCAACCTAGAAGTTCATATCTATGGCGATCCGGCTGGCGACTTTAGAGCGCAGACTGATGAGTCTACTCCATTCCAGATCCTGAGGGGTGCTGGCCTCCGCGCTTTCCCTGCGCCAAGCAATTCTGTTGACTTAAGACTTGAATCTGTGAATCAGGCATTGACAAAGATGGCAGATGGTATGCCAGCTTTTATGATTGATAGGCGGTGTCAGACCTTGATTAAAGGCTTCCAAGGTGGATACCAGTATAGGCGCATACAAGTATCTGGTGAAAGGTATGATGACAAGCCAGATAAAAATATGTATTCTCATATTCACGATGCGCTGCAATACCTAATGCTTGGTGCTGGTGAAGGTCGGCAGCTTATGTCTGGACAGAAACAAGCAACTGCTTTTAATGCAAGAGTTGACTTCGATGTTTTTGCTAGACAGGCAAAGCCGAACAGAAGAAAAGCTAGTCTATGGGCTAGATTGTGAGTTGAACAATTTTTGTTTTTATGTTTAAGGATAATAAACAATAGGAGTTTATTATGTGTGTAGGCCCATTAGCCCCATCATCCCCACCACCCGCAGGAGAAACACCTGAGGAAAAAGCAGCGCGAGAATCTCAGATGGCTGAAGAGCAAAGAAGGCGTGCTGCAAGTAAGGCAGAACAACTTGAGATGGCTGCTGGCAAAGCAAAGCGCGGTACTGGTGCGCGGTCATTAATTACTAGCTCTGGCGGTGGTCGCGGCTTCTTCCAACCGAAAGTTTAATTATAATGATTGTACAAACAGACACTCTTGATGGAGTATACACACCGACAGGTGTAGCCGCAGACTACCTTAAGAAGTATGAGAAGGCTAAGTCTGTTAGGGAAAACTTTGTTTCTTTATTTGAAGAGTGTTATGAGTACGCTCTACCGCAGAGGGAGTCTTTCTATGCTGAAGCAATCGGACAGCGACGTGACGATAAAATCTTTGATGAAACTGCTGTGGTTGGAGTGCAAGAGTTTGCCTCGCGTCTACAGTCTGGCCTTGTCCCGAACTTTGCTCGTTGGGCAGATTTTACTTCGGGTTCTGAAGTGCCTCCTGAGGAACGTGATGAGGTTAATAATCAACTTGATGAAGTCACTGATTACGTTTTTGAAGTCATTCAAAATTCCAACTTTGGTCAAGAAGTTCACGAATCCTTTCTCGATCTTGCGGTAGGTACTGGTGTCCTTCATGTATCTGAAGGCAACGCAATCAATCCGGTAAACTTCTCAGCTATCCCATTGCCTCATGTAGTGCTTGATGCTGGCCCTGATGATCGCATCGATCACGTTTATCGTGAGCGCAGTATGCGTAACTCAGATATACCTAACGTGTATCCAAAGGGAACATTCTCTTCAAAGGTTATGGACTCTATTAAGCAGCGTCCAGACCAGAGAACAAAAATCCTTGAGGTTGTGTGTAAAGATTACTCTTCCAAGAATGAAGAGGCTTATTTGTTTTATGCAATCGAGATGTACACTAAGGACGTTATAGCGTCAGAACGTTATAAGGGCGTTGGCTCTAATCCTTTTGTTTGCTTCCGCTGGTCAAAGTGTGCTGGTGAAATCTATGGTCGTGGCCCACTTATCAATGCGTTAAGCGCAATCAAAACAACTAACCTTACCATTGAACTGATCCTAGAAAATGCACAGATGGCTATCTCTGGCATTTATCAAATGGAAGATGATGGCGTGATTAACCCTGATACAATCAATCTCGTCCCAGGGACTGTCATTCCAAAAGCTGTTGGATCTACTGGACTTACACCGATTCAGTCTGCAGGATCCTTTGATGTTGCTAACCTTGTCTTGTCTGATATGCGCTTGAACATTAAACGTGCGCTTTACAATGACATGCTAGGTAATCCTGATCGCACACCAGCATCTGCTACCGAGGTTGCAGAACGCATGGCAGATCTTTCACGCCGCATTGGTTCAGCCTTTGGTCGTCTGCAAGCAGAGCTTGTACAGCCTGTATTGCAGCGTGTAGTTTATATCCTAAAGAAGCAGGGACGCATTGATCTGCCTACAATTAATGGCAGAGATGTAAAAGTTCGTTCTGTTTCCCCTCTTGCACAAGCGCAAGCAAATCAGGATATTACTTCTGTTGCTCGGTTCCTTGAGTTAGTACAGGGACGCTTTGGGCCTGAGATTACTAACATTCTAATCAACTCTGAAGAGACAGCCGTGTATCTAGCTAAGAAGTTTGGTGTACCTGATACTCTGATTCGTGATTTGAACGAGCGACAGCAACTGGTTGCAATGGCGCAACAGTATGCACAGCAACAGCAATTGACGAGTCAACAGGAGCAGCTTATTGGTGGACAGCAATAACTTTGTAGGTATTGACGGATTTCGCCGCAGAAAGAGTGAAGACGCTATCATAAGCAAGAATGTTGCAAGCCTCTTTTCCACTGACACTGGAAAAGAAGTATTGCGCTACCTACGATCTATTACTATAGAATCAGTGAATGGTGCAGCAGTTTCTAATGATGAACTGCGGCATGTTGAAGGTCAGCGATATATCGTTGGCCTCATTGAGGGTCGTATTAATCACGGACATAAGGTGAAGATAAATGAGTGAAGAGGGTCAAGTAGCAGAGTCTGGTGAGGCTCAAGTAGAGGATTCTGGCATCGTAACAGAAGGTGGCGATCCATTACTCCAGACAGAAGAACAGTCACGCCCTGAGTGGCTACCAGAAAAGTTTAAGTCTGCGGAAGATCTAGCCGCTGCTTATTCGTCTCTTGAGGGTAAGCTTGGTCAGAAAGAGCAAGAACTTAAAGATGCTTTCCTGAAAGAAATAGAAGAGCAAGCTTTTCAAAACAGACCAGCGGATAAGGGTGACTATCAACTGCCGGAAGGCATTGATGAAACTCTTGCTGCAGATAATGAATTGCTTGGCTGGTGGGCAGAACATGCATTTGAGAATGGTTTCTCTCAAGAAGAGTTCAGCGAAGGCATCAACATGTATGTTAATGCAATCAATGCTAATGTTCCTGACTATGATGCTGAGTTGCAGAAGCTAGGCGACAATGCTCCTGCTCGTACTGAAGCGGTAAGTTTGTTTGCTAATCGTTTCTTTCCAGAGAGTGTGATGCCAGCCATTGAGCGCATGTGCGAAACAGCCGATGGTGTTATGGCACTTGAGCATATCATGGAATCTATGAAGGACTCATCCTTCTCTGAATCTACCAACAGCGCAAGCGCAATCAATGAAGACTCTTTGAAAGAGATGATGCGCGATGAGCGTTACTGGAAAGCTGGCAATCGTGATGCAAACTTTATCCGTCAAGTAGAGGATGGATTTAAGAAGCTTTATGGCTAGAGAGTACGCAAGAGTCGGTAACATATACCTTACCGACTCAACTCTTTCACATGCAAAGCATGTTGCAGAAAAGATGCGTCCTCACGATATTCGTGAGTGCGCGATCCATATGCTATCTCCCATAGAAGCTTTGACCATTCCTTTAGAGACAGAGGGAGCAAAGAACTATACTGTAATGCACAACGACACACCTATTGGTATGTGCGGAACGGTTGCCACAGAAGACAATCAGGCTAGGGTCTGGCTTCTTGGCACAACAGATATAGATGCAAATTATTTTAACTTTGCAAAAAGTAGCAGAGTTGGCGTTGAGTTTCTTCAAGGAACCTACGATCTCATTGAAAACTATGTACCTATTGACCATCACCACACAATAATGTGGTTGGCTTGGTCTGGCTTTGTTGTTCTTGATGAGCGTCTAATTCTTAATGGACACGAACTGTTACGTTTTGTGCGTTGCAATTCTGTACAATTTAGTGTTTATAATACGTCTAATCGGCCTGTAATACACTGAGCGACCCGCTAGGACAATCGCGTTGAGGATGTTGAACAGATAACCGCGACAATAGTAACTCTCTTTGATAAGGAAAGCTTAAAATGGCTAATACAATTGACCAAGCCTTTATTAAGCAGTTCGAGTCCGAAGTTCATATGGCTTATCAGCGTATGGGTTCCAAGTTGCGGAACACTGTTCGTTCAGTAAGCAATGTAAATGGTAACACTGTACGTTTCCAGAAAATCGGAACTGGCTCTGCTTCAACAAAGTCTCGTAACGGCAACGTTACTCCAATGGAACTGGCTCACACCAATGTTGAAACAACAATGGCTGACTACTATGCAGCCGAGTACATCGACAAGCTGGATGAGTTGAAGACCAACATCGATGAGCGTCAAGCTGTCGCTAAGTCTGCTGCTGCAGCACTTGGTCGTAAGACTGACGACATTCTTTACACAGCAATGGACGCTGGTGCTAACGCAACTCAGCTTGGTTCTGCTGGTTCTGCTGTTGGCAAGACTCAGCTTCTGTCTGTGTTTGAGACATTTGGTTCTGCCGATGTTCCTGAGGATGGCGGTCGTTACATTGCGATGCATCCAAAGGGTTATGCTGATCTGTTTGCAATCAACGAGTTTGCTTCTAGCGACTTTGTTGGCGATCAGAACCTCCCATTTGCGGGCGGCATGACAATGAAAGAGTTCTTGGGCTTCAAGATCTTCTCAACTTCTGCTGTAACTGCTGGCAAGAACATGGCCTACCACACTTCTGCTGTAGGTCTTGGTATTGGCGCAGACGTTACAACTGAGCTGAACTATGTAGCCGAGAAAGTCTCTCACCTTGCAACCTCAATGATGTCTATGGGTGCTGTTGTTATTGACGACAACGGTGTCTATGAACTTCTTGACAACAACTAGGAGACTGAATAATGGCTTTTGATGCAGCAAACCTAGTTCGTATTGGTGGCGGTTCAGGTCGTGCGTTGTGGTATTACACAACTACTGAGGCACAAACTGCTATTCGGGTAGAAGATTATTTTCTTCCTGCAATCAACATGATTAACAAGAACGATGTAATCATCTGTGTAACAGCAACAGGTGGAACACCAGTAGTCTCTCATGCATATTGCAATGAGAACGATGGTACTACAATCGACATTGTTAACGGTGTTGCTATTACCAATACTGATGGCGACTAATAGGGGGAGGGGGCTTCGGCCCCCTCAACTTTCATGGCAGTAACCAGCATTGCATCCAACTCACCAATTGATATTTGTGCCAAGGCATTAATTCTTATTGGTGCAGACCCGATTACTTCATTTAATGAAGGTACTACAGAGGCTCTTGTCTCTGTAAATATGTATGAGGATGTTGCAAGAGCATCTCTTGTCAACACACGCTGGCGGTTTGCCACAAATCAGGCTGTGCTTAACAGGCTTACAGCCGCGCCTACAGGTAGGTACAATTATGCCTACCAGCTACCTACAGATAATCTGATGGTACACGCTATTACAGTTACAGACTTGCCAATTGAATATCAAATCTATGGCGACAAAGTATACGCAGATACATCTACATCTGATGTAGTCATTGCCGACTATTCATTTAGGGCTGGTGAAGAGAACTGGCCTTCATATTTTGTTATTGCTGTTGAATATGCGCTAGCAACAATCTTTGCTTCATCTATTGCAAGGGATGCAAATCTTGCAAACATTATGGAAAACCAAGCGCAACGTGCTATGGCAAAAGCTAGAAACCTAGATGCACAACAACAGACAACAAGAAAGCTTACTACTTCGAGGTTCATTTCTGAAAGGCGCAGCTAATGCCAACTAAGATTCGTGTGCCTCTTACTAACTTTCAGTTTGGTGAACTCAGCCCATCTATGATCTCAAGAACAGACTTGAGCGTGTATAACAATGCGGCAAAGAAGATAACTAATCTCCTGATTAAATCAGAGGGCGGTCTAAAGAAACGCTTTGGATCGCAGAAAATCTATGAGTTTGACACAACCATAGACACAAGTAAGACGCAGCAAATTAGGATTGAGCCGTTTATCTTTTCAGATGATGAAAGATACATTGTGTCTTTCGAGCATCAGAAGATCCGTGTGTTTATTATTGATCCAACTACAGGCGTTGTATCTCTGACTGCTACAATCACTCAGGATACAGATGCTGTTACCTTGCCAATTACTGACAGCATCCTACAAGAGATTAGCTTTGTTCAAGCTGGCGATGTTATGTTTATCGCTCACAGTTCTTTTGCCTTCTTAATGTTAACAAGAACAAGCTTAACTACATTTGAAGTGCGTCCATATGTATTTGATGTGGATGCTAATGACGATATTATTTATCAGCCCTACTATCCATTCCAGCCACTTGGCATGACTCTTGATGTAGACAAGACAACAGGAACTGGTGCAATTTTGACAACCAGTGCTGATTACTTTACGTCAGATCACGTTGGAAAGGTTATTAGGTATCAAGGTAATGAGATTGAAATCACTGCTTACACCAATGCAACAACAGCGGTTGGAACAATTAAAGACAAGCTTGAGGTTCATCTTGACTTCAATGCTTTTAAAACTACAGAAGGTATTGCTGATGTTGAGGTAACACAGGTTGCTCATGGATTAAACATCGGTGATGCTATTGTTGTCGATCATGCTGGTACTGTTGGCGGCATTAGCAAAAACCAATTGAATGGTGCTAGGACTATTGTAGATGTTTTGGATGAAAACAGATATGTATTCCAAGCTGGTGCAAATGCTACCGAATCAGTAGATGGTGGCGGCACTCCAAAGATTGAAACACATGCACCCACTATCTCTTGGGATGAGCAAGCATGGAGCAGCATCCGTGGCTTTCCAACGGCAATCTGTTTCCACGAGAATCGCTTATGGGCTGCTGGCACAGACTCTAAGCCTAATGGTATTTGGGCAACAAAGATTGGTCAGTTCTTTAACTGGGATGTTGGCAATGGTGCTGACAATGATGCTCTTGACTTGACTGCAACTGTAGGCGAGATCAACTCTATTCGCCACATTGTTTCTAACAGAGACCTGCAGTTGTTTACTTCAACATCTGAGTTCTATATTCCGTCTTTAACTACCAGTGCTATTACCCCCATCAATGCACAGATTAAATCGCAGACTCCATATGGCGCATCTTATGTGCAGCCAAAGCCGTTTGATGGATCAACAATCTATGTGCAGCGCAATGGCAATGTAGTGCGTGAGTATGTTTATGATGACTCAGAAGGTGCTTATGTATCTGGCGCATTGTCTGTTCTGTCCTCTCATCTGATTAAAGTTCCAAAGCAATTGTCTATTGCTCAAGGTGCATTAAACAGGCCAGAATCTTATGCGTTCTTTGTAAACAACGATGGCACTATATCTGTTCTTTACAGTGATCGTGTAAACAAGAAAGCTGGCTGGTCTGAGATCACAACCAATGGCGAGTTCCACTCTATCTGCACAGTAGATGAAAGAGTGTTTGCTGTAGGTAAATATGATCTAGGCGATGGTACTAACAAGTACATTCTTATGGAATTGACTGACAATGCCAACCTAGACTTCTCTGGAGAGTTTAGCTTTACTGCTGGTGTTGCCACAGTTTCGTCACAGTTTAACAATGGTGCTGTTGTTGCTGTTGTTGATGGCGATGACTACTATGGAGAATTTACTGTAGCTGGTGGGCAAGTTGATATATCATCCGTTTCAGAACTCACCGCATCTAATGTAGAGGTTGGATACAAGTTTGACATCGAGGCAATCACATTGCCTATTGATGCCAACGCTGCTAACGGCCCTATTACTGGTGAGCCTCGCAGCGTTAATAAGGTAACGCTTGACTTGTATGATACATTGTCTGTGTCGGTAAACAATACACGCTTGCTAATCTATCAGGTAACTGATGACTTTAGCCTTAGTAGAACGCCTGTTACTGGCAAAAAAGAATTTAGACTACTTGGGTATTCCAAAGATCCAGTAGTCACAATTAGTCAATCTGCGCCATTAAAGATGCAAGTTAATGGCTTGGTAGCGGAGGTAATATTCTAATGGCATTTCCAGTATTAATGGCAATCAGTGCTGGCCTTAA